GGCTTGTTTTGAAGTTACCCCTTTTGAAAGGAGGATTAATTCTATGAAAAAGACATTAACTGAACTTGAAAAAACGTTTAAGGAAATGAACAACGATAGAGGCAAAGTTGGACTTGATATACTTGCAGAAGTACAATTTATGAAGAAAACATTGGAACGTTTAAGAACTGAAATTGACAACAACGATTTAATAATGGAAATGCCTCAAGGAGCTTACTCAATCGATAGAAGTAATCCTGCTTTAAAGACTTATAATACAACGATAACTAATTATAATAAATTGATTAAGCAATTAACTGATTTACTTCCAGCTGAAACTCCAAAATCAAAAGCAGATGGATTTGAGGAGTTTTAGTTATGAGTTCAAATTACATTGAAGAGTATTATAAATGGATTTTAGACAATCCAAACAAAGTTAATAAAAAGATTAAGACCATCTACGAAAGACTTGTCAATGATATTAAAAATCCAAAAAAGATTTCATTCTACAATACCTATACAGAAGAAACAGAAACTCATACATACGAGTTCGATAAAGAGTTAGGCGACAGACCAATACGATTTATCGAACTTTTTTGTAAGCACTCAAAAGGCAAGTGGGCAGGAAAGCCGATAAAGCTTGAGCTATTCCAAAAAGCATTTATTGAAGCCTTATTCGGATTTGTAGATAGTGAAACAAAACTAAGAAGATATAAAAAAGGCATTTTGTTTATCGGAAGAAAAAACGGAAAGTCAACTCTAGATAGTGGCTTAGCTTTGTATATGATGATGAAAGATGGCGAAGGTGGTGCTGAAGTCTATTCGGTAGCAACTAAAAAAGAGCAAGCTAAAATCGTATGGGAAGAAAGTAAGAAGATGATTAATAAAAGTCCTGAAATAAGAAAAAGGACAAGACCGTTAATCAACGGCATCTTCTACGATGCAACTGAAAGCTCGTACAAAGCTCTTGCTTCAGATAGTAATTCATTAGATGGATTAAATGCTCACTTTGTTATAGCTGATGAAGTTCATGCATGGAGAGACAAAAATCTTCTTGACGTAATGCAAGATAGTATGAGTGCTAGAGAGCAACCTTTGCTTTTAGAGACTTCAACAATGGGAACAGTAAGAGAGAGTGTATTCGATAATGAATACGAGTACGCATCGAACTTAATTGAAGGCAAGATTGAAGATGATACAGTTCTTCCAGTTATCTACGAACTAGATGATGTAAGCGAATGGCAGAATGAAGAGAGTTGGTATAAAGCTAATCCTCGGTCTTGGAGCAATCAAGACTGTTAAATATATAAAAGACAACGTGCAGGAAGCAATTAATAATCCTAGCGAGTTAAGTAACTTGCTATGCAAAGATTTCAATATACGAATGACTGAAAATACTCGTTGGCTTACTTATGAAGTAGCAAACAACGAAGCGACATTCGAGCCTGAAGAGATATTCGATAGTTACGCAGTTGGTGGAGTAGACTTAAGCTCTACAACAGACTTAACTTGTGCAACTTGTTTAATTTTAAAGAATGGAATTAAGTATGTGTTCCAGCAATACTTTATTCCATCTCAATATCTAGAACATAAGATTAAAGATGATAAAATTCCGTATGATATTTGGGAGCAAAAAGGCTATGTTACAGTTTGCGATGGAGCTAAAGTTAATTATACAGATGTAACAGAGTGGTTCTTGAAGCTTAATAATGATTATGAAATATCAACAACATTCATCGGCTATGACCCTTGGAACTCGAACTACTGGATTGATGAAATGAAGTCCGTAGGATTTGAGATGATTGAAATTAGACAGGGAGCAAAGACAATGAGCAATCCGATGAAGCAGTTGGAAGCAGACCTTCAGGAAAAGAAAGTTAATTATAATAATAATCCAGTTCTTAAGTGGTGCTTAACTAATACAGAAGTTAAGCGAGATGAGAACGATAACATAAGACCAGTAAAACGGAAAGAAGCAAAGAGCAAGAATAGACGGAGCAGTAAGCTTAATAATAGCTTACTGTGTTTTATTCGAAAAAATGAACGATTATCTTGCTTTACAAGGAGAGTGAAATTTAGATGCAAACTAAACAAAAAAGAAGTTTATTTGAATACATCTTCAACAGACAGCCAAAGCCAATACCAACGACTAACAGCTATCTGCAACTACTTAATAATTTTAGTCCTGTGTATTCAAATGTAACTGAGAACTTATACGATAGTAAGGTAGCTCGTACCTGTATAGATAGAATTGCAACGCATTGTGCGAAACTAATTCCAAAGCATATACAAGGAAGCTTAAACAACGAAGTCAATCTTACAATTAATCAGTTGCTTCAAAACAGACCTAATCCAATAATGAATACTTACGACTTTTTATATAAAGTAATTTCGCTGTTATATACTAACTCGAACTCATTTGTTTATATTCAAAAAAAAGATGGCTTCATAACAGCATTTTACCCAATAGAAGCTTCAACTTATCAATTATTCCAAAATAAGAGTGGCGAGATTTACCTACAATTTGTTTTTATTAATCGGTCAGACATACTATATACCTTATTTGGAATTAATCCATTTAAGGCTTTTTTATAACAAACACGATATATTTGGAACAAACAGCAACGTATTGAAACCTGAATTGCAAGCGAGCTTAACTGCTTCAGAAGGAATTGCAAATGCAATTAAAACTTCAAACAATCTTAAGGGAATATTGAAGTTTACAAACTCAATGCTTAAGGAAAAAGATATGAAGGCAAGCAAAGATGCTTTTGTAAGAGATTACTTAAATCTTGAAAACGAAAGTGGAATTGCTTCACTCGATGCAAAAGCAGAGTTCCAAGAAGTAAATATGAAACCGATTACGTTAGACAAGGCTCAACTAGAGCAAGTTAATTACAACGTTTACGATTACTTTGGAATAAGCGAAGCGATAGTTCGTAACAAGTTCACAGATGATGAATGGAACGCATTCTTCGAAGGAGTAATCGAGCCAAGAGCAATGCAGATGAGCTACGAGTTCACGAATAAGATATTCAGCAATGAAGCAATTCAAAACGGACATAAGATTGTCTTTACTGCGAACAGACTACAATATCAAAGCTTAGACAAAAAGAAAAAAATTCTAGAAGTTGCTCTTCCTTATGGATTATTAACTAAGGACTTAGCATTAGAGATTTTAGACTTACCACCAATACGGAGGAGCTGAAGGAAAGAAGATAATTCAAAGCTTAAACAATATAGATGCAAGTATTGCTAATGATTATCAGACAAAAGGAGATGAATAAAGATGAATAAAGAAGAAAAGAAAATTAAAGAAGTAAGACTTAGAGAATTAAGAGCTGTTGACAATGAAGAACCTGAGAAAATGATTGTTGAAGGTTATGCTGTAGTTTTTGATGAGCCTACAAATTTAGGTGGCTACATAGAAGTAATTGAAAGAGGAGCATTAGACAACTGCGATATGAGTGATGTATGTCTTAAATATAATCACGAAGAAACATTCTTAATAATGGCGAGAACTCGTAATAAGAGCTTACAATTAGAAGTTGATGAACATGGACTTAAGATACGTGCAGAACTAATTGACACTCAAAGCAACAGAGACATCTACAAGTCAGTTCAAGCTGGACTACTTGATAAGATGAGCTTTGCGTTTATTGTAAGCGATGCAAACTGGGACACAGTTGATGGAGAAGATGTAAGACGTATTACTGGAATAGCAAAGTTATTCGATGTTTCAATCGTTGATGTTCCTGCTTATGACCAAACAGAAGTATATGCAAGAAGTAAAGAAGCAGTTGCAGAAGAACAAAAAGCATATCATAAACTTAAATTTGAAAAAGAAAAACTAATTTTAGCATATAGTTTATAAGACTTGAAAGAGAAGCGATGGAGATTGCTTCTTTTTTTGTTTGGAGAAACAAAATAGAGTTCATATAAAAGGCTGGAGAGCCTATATCTACAAACCAGTTAGGAGGTCAGTTAAATGACTATTAAAGAAATCGAGGAAAGAAAAAAGGAACTAAAAGAAAAGATTTTAAATGCTTCTTCAGAAGAAGAATTAAAAGAACTTAGAGAAGAAGCTGAAGAACTTGAAAAAGAAGTTCCTGAAGAAGAAGAAAAAGAACCTGCTCCAGCAGGAGAAGAAGAAAAACCTGTTGAAGAAGAGGAAAAGGAGGAAGTAAAAGAAGAAGTTGCTACTCCTGAGGAAGAAAGAAAATTAATAAGAGTTGGAGCTGAAGAAATAGTTCCAATCGGAAACTTAAAGGAGGAAAGAAATATGGAAAAGAAATACACAAGAGCAAGCGAAGAATATAGAAGTGCTTGGGCGAAAACTCTAATGGGAGTTGAGTTAGACGAAGAAGAAAAAAGAGCTTTAGGAGATGCAGTTGGAACAACAGCAACAACATTTACAGCATCAACATCTGGCGTTCAAGGAATTAATAACGTTGGATTATTTATACCAACATCAATCATTTTAGCTTTAAATGAAAGAGCTGAAAACGAAAGTCCAATTTGGAGAGACATAAGAAAATACAATGTTAATGGTAATGTAACAGTTCCATTCTTAGATGAAGCAGATGATGCTAAATTCTATGCAGAACTTACAGCTACTGATAATGAAGGACAAAAATTCGTTGGCTTAACATTAACAGGTAAAGAGCTTGCTAAAAACATTGAATTAACTTGGAAAGCTGACCAAATGACAGTAGATGGCTTTGTAAACTTCATCTATGATGAACTTTATGAAAAAATGTTCAAAGCTAAAATCAATTCTATCATTTACGGTAATCCTTCAAACAATGAGCCAACAGGCTTAACAAATGGATTAACAGCTGTTACAACTGGAGATACTCCAATTGATAACATCGCAAACACAAAAGCAACACTTTCTGCAGATGCTAAGAAAGGTGCTAGAGTTTATATTTCTTCAGCAGTTGCTGATGCAATTAGATATTACAAAAACCAACAAGGAAACTACCCATATTTAGTTGGACTTCCAGCTGGAGTTGAGGAAGACCCATTCTTAACTAATAACGATATTGTTGTTGGTAATATGAGAAACTATGTATGGAATGAGCAAGAAGATATGAGACTTGATAGAGATATTAACATGAAGGGAAGAACTGTAATTTATGGAGCTTATCAAGTAGTTGATGGTGCTCCAAAAACAAATCACTTTGCTTTAGGTCAATATACACCTTCAGTCTAATTTAAGTAATAATTGAGAGGAGTAATTGATATGGACATAACAGAAGAACTTTTAAGGCTTGCAAAAGAAACTCTAGGAATAGTAGTTACTGCAACTGGAAAAGATGAAACATTAACGATGATAATAAAAGCAGGTCTTGAAGATATGAAGCGAGCTGGTGCGTTTGTAGACACTAAAAATGCTCTAGTTCGTAATGCTCTTATGACATACGTTAAAGCTTATTATGGTATTTCTGATGCAACCGAAAAAGAAAAGATGTGGAGTTCATATCAATTACAACTTGCTAACTTATGCTTATCTAGTGGCTATAAGAAGGAGTGTGACTGCGATGGTAGACGTTTCGATTAAGTTAATTACTCAGGAATACGTAACTGATGAAGTCGGCAACCAAATTTTACAGAATAACGAGTTTGAAGTACCGATTATCGAAGTTCAAGACGTATATCAATCAGAGTTCTACAACGCATCACAGCAAGGCTTAAAGCCAACATTGAGGCTTCTAATAAGCGACTTAAATTATAACGATGAAGAAGAGCTTATCTATATGAATAAGCATTATTCAGTAATAAGAGTTGACAGAGTAAACAATGAGCAGATTGCTCTAGTCTGCGAGAAGAGAAGTGGTAAGAATGGCTAAAACAATTAAGTCAAATGAAGTTGCTGATGAAATTCAAAAATACTTATCAATAGGACTTGAACAATATACGAATGTTATGAAAGAAGTAGTTGATGAGATTTCTGCTGAAACTAATCAGGAAATCAAAAGTCACATAAGCTTCAAAGACAAGAACTATTCAAAGCATTTCGCAATTAAGCCTGATGTAAATTTGAAAAGAAGGAAAGTAAACATTTGGCACGTTAAAGCTCCGTATTATAGACTTACTCATTTGTTAGAGTTTGGACATTTGACTAGACTTGGACAAAGAGGAAAAGGGAAACGAAGGACAGCTCCGTTCCCACACGTTCAATACGGAACAGAATACGTTAGAAACAATTTCGCCGATAGGCTGAAAGAGAGGATTGAACAATGTCAAGTTTAAAAACATTACTAGATACACTTAAAATTCCAGTTGCATATAATCATTTTAATACGGCAACAAATCCTCCGTTTATAGCTTATAGAAGATACTCAACTTCTAACTTCGGAGCAGACAATAAGGTTTATAAAAAACTCAACAATTATTACGTTGAACTATACACAGAATATAAAGATGTCAGTCTTGAAGAGCAACTCGAAGAGTTACTAACCAATGCTGACATCTTTTTTGAAATTGAAAGTGAAGATTACATTGATACGGAGCAGATGTACCAAGTAATCTATTCAATTAATTACGAAGATTAATGTTTTAAGGAGGAAGAAAAAATGGGAAAAGTAAAATTTGGATTTAAGAATTGTTACTACGCACCAATCACAGTTGGAACAGATGGAGCTATTACTTACGGAACACCTGTTAAACTAGATGGAGCTGTTTCAATGAGCTTATCTGCATCAGGCGACAAAACAGAGTTCTATGCAGATGACAGCTTATACTTCAGCGATGAGAATAACAACGGTTACGAGGGAGATTTAGAGCTTGCTTTAATTCCTGATGACTTCGCTATTGCTTGTCTTGGACAAACAAAAGACACAAACAATGTAGTTGCTGAGAATGCAACAAATGCAACTTCTCCATTTGCTTTGCTATGCGAGTTTACAACAGACAACGGAGCTACTAAGTTTGTATTCTACAATTGCAATGCAACAAGACCAGCTATTAATGGAACTACAAAAGGAGAAAATAAAGAAGTTCAAACTGAAACATTGAACTTAACAATTAGACCAAGACCAGACGGACTTGTTAAGAATAAGACAACTGCTGATACACCAACAGCAACAGTAGAAGGCTGGTACTCAGCTGTTTATACAGGAACAGCAAGCAACTAATAATGAAAGAAGAGGAAGAGACTTATGGAAAAAACCATAATTGTAAGTGGAAAAGAAGTTAAGTTTAAAGCAACAGCTGGACTTAACTATCGTTATAGAGAGCAATTCAACAGAGACTTCTTGAAGGACTTACAAGGACTTCAGAAGAAGTTAGAGCAGAATAAAAATGAAGGAAATGAATTTGAAATAATTGACTTGCAGATGTTTGAACGCATCGCTTGGACAATGGCTAAAACAGCAGATAAGACAATTCCTGATATAGAAGAGTGGCTTGACCAATTCGATATGTTTGCGATAACTCAAATCTTACCTGAGATTTTAAGCTTAGTTGCAGAAGATACTGAACAGATTAATGCAAAAAAAAAGAC